GTTAAACCTCTGCAATTGCAAAACTCTAATTAGGAACTTTGTTTTTATGGGGTTTTGTGGGGTAAATTCAAAAAATATCGTAAAAACCATTTGTTTTTATATTTTTAATAATATTTTAAAAATCAATTATTTCAAAATTTTCCAAAATATCTTAAATTTGCATAAAATTAAAAGTTTGCAAATCATTTTAAATTGGGTTTTTTATTAAATTTTTTTGGGGTGCTATAAAAATTATTAATATATAAATTGCTATTTATATTTTATCTTGATTTATTTGCAAATTTAAATAAAAAATTCGGAGCTATACAATTTCATAAATTGTAATAAAGTATCCATATTAGATTATTATTAGATTTAACCGTAAAAACTGGAAATAATATATTTGCAAATGTTTAACTTTATTTATTTAAAAATCGTAAAAATCATATATTTGAAAGCTTTAATTAATAATTTGCTAGTAATATATTTTACAATTTTGGCTAAGTTTGTAATTAGCAACTTGTTAATTATATATTATATAATATGGCGGAACCAGACATATATTTAAAACTAATAGTTACTAAACATATTAGCAAATTCGTAACTATAAGCTAGTTATATTGTTAGTTGTTAATTAGGCGGAACCAGACATTTTCCTTGCGAGAATTATAAAGTTACTAAACATCTTACGTAATTACATAACTTTTAACTTTACAACTCGCAAACTTGTAAACTTTTTATTTAAACGCATGATGTAAAAACTTTTTAGTTTTATGGTTTGCAAACTTGCAAGCGTTTAATACTTTGCACTTGCAAAAATTTTTCACCTTTTACATGCAAAATTTTTTCACGCTTTAGTTATACTGTTTTACATTTTTGCATGGGTAATACAATTAAGTGGTGTAGTTAGGTTTATATACTAAAAAAACGCATTTGTTATAAGTAGTGTAGGTTATCGTTTTTTTTATTATTATTATTTTATTGTTATTATATATTAAATTTTAATTTGCAATATTGCATAGTTATAAGTTATAATTATTTATAGTTTGCAAGTTTGCAGTGTTTTAATATTTTAATAATAAGTTTTGCAATTTGTAATTTGTTAATTTACAACTTGCAAGCTATATATTATATAATTAGTTAGTTAGTAATTAGTAGTTATAATTATAATTGTGGCGTGCAGAGGTATATTTCTCCAAAGTATTACTTTTGGAAAAAGATTAAAAAGGTTAAAAAACAGAGAAAGGTAGTAAAGGTAAAAATTTGTGTGTATAAGTTTACAGAAAAATTTAAAAGTGAGGAGTGAGATATATATATTAGAGGTGAAAAGGTTGGAGGTAAAAGAAAAACAAACAGAAGAAACACAAGAAACACAACAAGAACAAAAACAAGAAGGAAGAGAGCAAAAGTATGAAGTTAGAATTTTAAGACAAATAAGTTATCTGCCGACTGTTTTTATGTTAAAAACAAAATGGGGGCAAGTAATAAAAATTTCATTAATTTCAGATTATTTTATAGACTGTGCAAAATATGTATCAAGGAGCAAATTAACGTTTGAAGGTTGTTTTAAGTTTGATAAAGGCAAATTTGAAGAAAGCAGGGGCATATATTATACGCCTGTAGCATCTGCAATTTCAGTTTATGCTAGAAGTAAGATGACCAGAGATTTGGAGGAAATGAAAAGTTTTATTATGGCAACTTTGGAAAATTACGGTTTAACAAATTCAAAATTACTAATTAGTTACAGTAATTACACAATAGAAATTTATGATAAATACAAAAAAGCTCCTTTATTTGAATTTAGCAAAATTGCAGAACAAGGACATTTAGAAATCTATAATGTTCCATTGCCGAAATATATCAGACCAGATGAATTTGAAGTAACAAGGAATATGCAAATGTATAACCACGTTATTGAAAGCAATGGCGATATAAAAGTATATCATCCGTATTCTAGTCCGGGTTTGGCATATTTAGTTTATGTGCCTGAGTATGTAATGTTGACTATCAAATCACCCGATCATGAAGAGAAATTGACAGACCTATACAGTAATAACTACTACATAATGGCACATCCGGTTCCTACACGCAAGGTAGACTAATTTTTTAATTTAATCTTTTTTTATTTTTTTTATTTTTTTATCTTCTGTTTTTCCTTTATTTTATTTCTTTAGTTATCTTTATTGCTCTTTATTCTCATTTCTTTTATTTTTCTATCTATAATTTATTGCATTAATTTGATTATAATCAAAGAAAGGAAGAAAATTGGGTATTTATGAGTTGTCTGTTATTTTTTATTCTAAATAAATAGAGGAAGAAGAATTTAAGTTAATAGTTTTTAAAAAGATTTATATTTGTCATAAGGTTATTGTATTATGTGAAAGAGAATGGAAAAGGAAATAGAAGAAAAAAGTAACGGTAATGAGAAAGAAAAAGTACTTGTATTTTTTAACTATAAAAATACAAGTCATGGTGGGTACGCAGATACCATATTATTAAGTTTTAATACTAAAAAAATTATAAGTTCACGGTTACATTTAACTGCTAGTGGTAGGCACGGTACAAGGTCTTACCTTTTATATCCCGCTAAATATTTAATGTATTCAGTTTATCGTAGTAATTTAAATAATATTCAAATAAAAGTAAGTGTTGTGAGTATAGAGAAAAATGGTGCTATTCAACAAATTCAAGAATATGTGCTATACAGCGGTAAACAACCGGTAACGTTACTTGATGGATTACCACAAAATATAAAAGAAATTTTATATGTAAATCTTGGAAGTTTGCCTTTAAGTTATTATTTAATTCCACCAGTGGGAGAATGAAAGCTATAATTTTAATCCTTTTTCTTTTATTTTTGCCTTTGACTATTTTTTATATATTTGAGTATTTTAATGTAATACCAAAGAATTGGGACGTTTTTTATTTGGGTATTATAATGTTATTGGGTTATATTTTTATTTATATACCACTTCTTGTGATGTTGGATTTAAAATTACGTCAAAATAGTTAAAGGTATTTCCTTTTTTTATATTTTTGTTTTCGTTTAACAATAATTTATTTCATTATTGTGATTAAACAAGAGATTAATTTCTTATTCGTTTCTTTTGTTTAGTTATCTATAATTTATTGTATTGTTATGATTATAATCAAAGAAAGGAAAGAGATTGGATATTTGTGAGATGTTTGTTGTTTTTTATTCTAAAAAAATGAGAAGAGAAGAATTTAAGTTAATAGTTTTTTAAACGATTTATATTTGTCATAAGATTATTGTATTTAAGGGGAAGAAGATTATGTTAAATAAACTATTAGTAGTTTATTACAATCGTTCCATATTGCTTGAAAATATATCTACAGTTGCTATAGTCGGTTATAACGGAGTCGGCAAAACCGCGTTTTTGGAGAGAATAGCATTAACGAATAAGGATAATATTTCTACAATTTTAAATACAAAAGGTAGCATTAATTATGAAAACTTTTCAGTTAATATTAACGATGAAGAAGTAAAATGTGAACATGTTAAAGCAGAAAGAACACGTCTTCCATTTAATTCTGTTATTTCACCTTTTTCTGAAATGTATCATTATGATTGTAAAGGTAGTACTAAGTATAAGGTGATGATAATATATCCTTACGCCTTTCGGACAATGGTTCACCAACCACATTACGGTATATTTGTTAAGCCTGATGATGAAGATATGAAGTTCAATGACATGATAAAAGGACTTATTGATGGTGCTGTGATACGTGTAGTTGATGATTTTTTATATGAAAACGGTGATAATGTAACATATTTGGATAATTTAGGAAGAGGTATTAGTAACACGGTAAAGTTACTTTGGTTGGTATATCATCATAAACCAGATATACTTCTAATAGATGATATCGAGACACTAAGCTTGCACCCTAAAAGGTTACAAATGCTTCTTAAATGGTTTACAGAATATATAAAAGATAATAAATTAAAGTCAATGCTGTTTACCACAAATAGTGATGCATATGCTAATTTAGCAGAAGTTGATGAGGGAACAAAATTCCTGTTTGAGGGAACAAAATTCCTGTTGTTGCAAAAAGATAATTATATTATAATGAATAAAGAAGAAGTTTTAAATAGAATAGATTATGAAGATTTGAGGTATACAGCATTAAAGGATATGGGGTTTGGGCTTCATGAAATTTCATAATATTTAATTATGGGTTCACCCAACTCAGGTCCTTCAATTCTCTTTGAAAGCCAAGTGTGAGACCAAGAGAAGATTATTTAGTGGAGCTTCTTCCTATATGATAACCACCATGTATTAATAGTGTTGATAATAATGTAAATAATATATCTACATAATTTTGGTTATTTAATAATTGTGGGTTTATAAATACAAATAATAAAGCTAAAGCAAAAATTATTGTATGTGCTATAAACACAATTGTATTAAATGTGTTATTTGAATTTGAATTTGACATGTTTATCAATTTTATATTCATTTTGGTGTATTTATTTTTATAGGGTTATAATATAGGTGTATCATTTTTACGCAATGCTTTTTAACGAGTTTATTAAATATATAATGTATGGTACAACTTTGTTTGAAAAATAATAGTTCATACCAAATTAATTTACAGCCAATTGTAAACGCTATAAATAAACAAATACAACAAGATTTTTACCCTATTTGGGATATTGAAGCTATAATTTCGGCGGATCCTAATTGTACAGGTTGGCAAGTTATAATTGAAGATAATAGCGATGTGCCAGGTGCAGGCGGTTATCATGATGTTGATAATAATAATATACCTTATGCTAAAGTTTTTATAAACAGTTTTAATAATATGAATTTTTCATGGACTGTAGGTCTTTCGCATGAAGTTTTGGAAATGTTAGCAGACCCATACGTAAATACATTATTAGCCGTATCGCCTTCTTTTTTATTTTCCAAATTTTATATGCGAGAAGTCGGTGATCCGGTCGAAGATTATTATTATGTAATTGATAATGTACAAGTTTCTAACTTTGTTTATCCGAATTATTTTATACCTAATTCTGGTTCACCATATGATAAACTAGGTATTTTAAAACAGTCATTACAAGTATCTCCAGGTGGGTATCAAATAATTTTTAGTTGCTATATTGCCGGCGGTTTTCAAGATATAATGGGAGAAAAGAAAAAACAAAAAATGTGTCATAAACCGGCAATATTAAGGCATCATAAAAAATTAAGAGAATTATTAGAAAAGTTATAATTATAGAATGCAAATTAAAAAATTAGAAAGAACAAGCAATAATGCACAGTGCTATATTCCTAATATTATATATACAGCCAGTGATAACCATGAAGCTTAAAAACCAAAAATATTTTTAAGTGTCATAAACCATAAGTAATACGATGAAATATGGAATACAGCCTGGAAGACATGGTTTATAGCATAAAGGAAGAAGAAATATACAAAATCTTAATGAACACTATCAACTTTTCAGCAAGGTTTAAGATTTTATTTTACACTAAGCAAGACGTAGAAATATACGGTTATTTAAAAATAAGCGGTAAAATATTAAAGTTTGAAATACAATTCTATCATTCTTTCAACAATGATACCATTTTTGTTAATATAACAATAGGAAAAATAAAAATAACAAGGAAACTTGAAGAAGTGATGTAAATGACAATGAAAGTAGTTTCATTTAAAATTGACCCAGAAATGCTGGAATTATTGGATAGATATGCAAGTAGGCATAATATGGATAGAAGCGAAGTAATAAGGAGGGCGATATATAAAATGATAAAAGATAACAACACTTATAATATAAAGGTTGAAAAATTTAAAATGTACAAGTAAGCAAAACTTAAAGGTATATTTTTTTTATATGTTGTAATTTAAAAAAGTGAACCGTAACATTTTGTTTTAAATTCACAATGTTTACAAATAAAATTATTCACACCTGGTACTTTTTTATAATCTTCAGCTTTTAAATACTCTTTATACTTTTTTATCCACTCAATCGCTTTTTTTGTCTGTTCCTCCAATACTTTATCATCAATTTTATATTGCTTAACTTCTTTCGTTATCCTATTTAAATATATAATATACACATTATTAATCTTGTAATTTTGCTTTTTTAAAATATAGTAATAAAGTGCAACTTGGTATAAATGATATTCTCTAATTTGGAAATATTGGGTTGCAATTGTTTTTAATTCAATGAGGTCATTATTACAAATTAAGTCAATTCTTCCATTAACTTTTAAATTTTCTATTTCATCATGTATTTCAATTTCAACTTGGCAATTTAATTTTTCTTTGAAATATTCTTCAATATGTTTGTGTTGTTGTTCTCCTAAGTCTAAATAAATTTCATTAATTTGTTTTTCAAATTCAAATTTGCGAGAAAGATAACTCCTCCTAAAACATATTCCAATTTCGCTAGGAAAAACTACATCTTCTGCATATTTGCGTTTAAAAGATTGTTTTATTAAATCTTCATAATTCATAGTTATCTTTCCTCTAAGTTAGAAAATCTCATAAATTCTGTTATTTTTTTACAAATTTGCTCATTCGGTTCTTGGCCTATTTTTAAATCAACATCAAATGCTTGCAAAATTAATTGCACATCTATTGCTTGTTCTTGTCTTCGGGATTGTAAATTATCGCAAACAATATAATTTGTAATTTTATTAATTTTATCTTGGATAATTTCAACTAAAGCTTTTAAAATTGAAGGGTATAATACCCTTGAATTTATAATTTTATCATATGTTTTCTTAATTGCTAATTGTGTAATGTGTATTCTGTCCAAAATTGCAGAAGTGAAAATTTCATAATTATGTAAATAACCTTCAATATCAGGAGCTTCTAACTTGTTAATTATTAAACTATAGGGGTTACCTGCATAAATAATTGGTATACATTTTTGTATTGTTGCGGACTTTGATTCTGTCCCGGCGCCACGAGTCCAAACACAATTTTCAATCCCGGTACTTAGTGTTGAATTTATTGTATTTAATTCTTTTGAAGAAAAACCACTTTTCCACGTTTGAATTTCGTCAAAGATTAAACCATTTGACAAAAATACTGCGCCATACATGTTATTTCTTGCATCGTAAACTAAATTTGCATATGTTGGAGCTTCCGTGTAATAACGAAAATTAAATACTTCTTGCAAAATCATAAAAGTAGTAGTTTTTCCGGTTCCTCTATTTGAAATTTCAATATAGTTAATTTGCCTTTTTGTAATTGGGGACTTAAAAAGTGGCATTAAACGCGGTAAAGTTAAAAGTATATCATTTTGTTCCATTTTTTGCGGGTCATAACCAAAACTTTGCAAAAGTAGGGCATAAGTTTGTTTTTCAGCGTTTGCCAATTCAAATAATTCTTTTGCAATTTCATAATTATTTGGTGGTTCAATTGAAAAAATATCGGAAATATACCAATTTGATGACCCTTTTTTTATTTTTACAAACATGTAAGAAGTAATTAAATTATAAAAATCATCCGGGTTATCGGCAATTTGATGTGGGTCAAATTCGCCGGTAAAACCATTTTGAAACCTGGCAATTATCAAATCATCCTTTACTTTAAAGCTTGTTATTTTAGAAATAAATTTTATTTCGTGAAAATAGGGTAGGTTTGCGTTAAAGTATTGATAATCTACCCCACGTTTATAAGCTTTCAAAATTTCATTCTTTTTTGTTTCATCAATTTGTTTTTCTCCTAAAATGATATTGAGAATTCTTTCAGTATCGCGGGGGTTGTAAAAAAAAGTATGTAACTTTACCTTTTCTAGCCATTGAAACTGACTACTCATAAAAAAAATATTGCCTTATGACACTTTAAAATTCTTCTTCAACGTTTTTCTTTTTTGGTTTTTTTGTTTCGTTATTATCATTATTTTCCAATTCTATTTCTTCTTCTTGTGGTGTATTACTATTTCTTTGTGTGAACTTTATATATTCATTCAAAACTTCCGCATATTTTTCTAGAAATTGGCCAATTAATAAGAAGTCTTCAGCGTCGCTGGCTGTAATACCTATTTGTTTTCTATAATTGTTTATACTATGTATTGTCATACTATATCTTATTTTTCCATTTTCCGGTATTGCATTCAATTGTACAACTATTCGCTTTAAGCCCTTAATTTTTAGCACTCTTGTCGCTATTTGCTCTTTTTCTTTAGCTTCTCTTCCTAAGTTTTTTATTATTTCTTCGAGGGAAGCCATCTTCGACCTCCTAATTATAAATATATAGTATGACAAATATAAATATATATAATTTCCTAACTAGAAAAGTGGGGGTAGAAAAAAAATATTTAACTTAAGTTAAAAAATATAGATCTTATTAATTTCGATAGTTTTACCTTATATTTTTTTGATAATTCTTCTAGTTTTTGGTAATACAATTCATCAACTGTTAAAAAAACACGTTCATCATAGATGTCATAGGTGTCTTTTGGTTGAAACTGTTTTTTATTAGTCAGCAATTTGTCAATTTCCTCGAGAATTTTTTGTCTGTTCTCATAAAAAAATTGCTTATATTTTACTGGTATTCTGAGTTCTATGTACTTATTTTTCTTTCTCATAGCAGATATAAATTTGTATAACACTTAAAAAAGATTGTGTTTTATATTTTAGTGTCATATGTTTAACTTGTAATGTGGATAGTAGTAAAGTTTTTAGGTATCATGATCTTTATTTTTTTACATATTTTGTTACTATTACCACTAACTATCAATTTTCAGATGTTATTCCTATTGTAAAAAAATTTAGAAAATATATCTATAATCATGATAAAAATGCACATTTTATAAGCGTAAAAGAATATACTACAAATTTTCACGGTTTACATTATCATGTTTTAGTTTTTACAAATAAACGGCTTGATTATTTTAAAATACATAAAAATATGCCAAGACATGCAGATATAAATATTCAATTGGTTCCAAAAACAAAAAAAGATATAAAAAATGTATACCTTTATATGAAAAAAAGTAAAAAATAAATTTATGCGTTTCTTCTTGTTAAGTACTCTTCAATAGCTTCTTCAATGGCACTTGTTAGGGTCATGTCCTTCTTAGCACAGTAAAGTTTTAGTCTTGTTTTTAAGTTTTTGTCAAGTTGTATACCAAATATTACCTTTATTTTTTCTTTTCTTTCTTGCATTGTTTCACCATATATTTATAAAAAGTATGACATATTTATAGCTTTTTATTTTTTAAATATTTTCATTCTCATTATGAAGCATATATGATACCCTTTCAGTTTCACCGCAAAAAACTACGATGTTAAACATGTTACGGTTATAACGCCAATTTATTTTTATATGTTGTGGATATTTGAAAGCTTTTACAATATAATGTAAAATTCCTATACCTTTTTTCTCATATTTCTTTTTTGTAATATTCATTTTGATTTTAATAGATAGTAAATTTTCATATTCTAAAACCATATAATCATAAACATAGTCGGGATAACGCATTTTCAGCCAATTAAAGAGCTGAAATGTGTATTTTTTACATTCAAGTTTAACAATTTCATCCATAATTTATGGTTATGTTTTTTGCAATTAAATACTTTTCTTCCAGTTCCAAGATATGGTAAATTATAGGTATGTATATTGGTAGTAACTAGTACAATTACAACAGGACATATATAATATATTAGGAATATAGCACTGCGTGTTTGTTATTTCATAGCGAAAATAATTTTTAAATAAAAGGCCAAAAACGCAAATTTTGCGGGCTATATATAATATATTAGGAATATAGTGTTGTGTACTTGTTGTGTTACATTGAAAATAGTTGTTATTGATAAGTAAGTAAAATTTAGTTATTGATAGTTTTTAAAATGGCTAATTACAATAAAAACAATACATATACATAATATTATATATACACCGTGTCAATTTTTATTTTAGAAAAATAAGATTATAACTGGAGAAACATGGCAAAGGGAAGAACACCCAGATCTTATTCACAGAGGTTTTCGAAATGGCAAGCTAAGTTTACTGCTTTTAGTAACCCAACCGTATCTTCAACAATTTTAACAAACATTTCGCCAATTGCACAGCAAAATTACCAAACTAATGTACCAAAGTTTACGAGTGTAAATGAAAATGTACGTGCAGTTTTATCACAATACGGTATAACAGGGCCAAATAGGGCAATATATCAAGGTTTCGGACTTAAAGTTGCTAGGGCACTTAATAGGTTAGGCAGTGGACCTGCGTTAGTTAATATGATAAGCGGTTTAAAGGCGTACTATGTTTCAGCTTTTAACGCCAACCCTGCAGTACTTGACGCTGTAACTAATATAATAACAGGTTCTACAACCGGGTACGTAAGTTAAGCTATATTTTTTTTTATTTTTTTTCTGTTTTATAGTTTATTAACGTCATAGTCCTAAGATTCTAAATATGAAAACTACAATTTTAACTATGAATTATTCATCAATTAGAAATGTGGCAGAAGATATAGCTTGTGTATTAAGAAAAAATGGAGAAATTGTTACAATTTCTACAATTCCGTATTTAATTCCACAAAGTGATAAATTAATTGTTTTTGTACCTTTTCACCCTCCTACACTTAACCCTTATCTTTACGCTTATAACCAATTTAAAAATACAAAATATTTTTATACAACTGCTGACGGAATACCAAATTTAGAAATTGTAAATAAATATTTATTACAAGATATAACTTTTATACCTAATTCTAAATTTACAGCTAAAAATTTGGAAGAAGTAGGTCTGAGAGTGGATTTGCCGGTTTTTCACGGTATAAATTTTGATGTTGTTAAAAAAGCTGAAGAATTTATACCGCAATTAAAAGAAAAAATAAATAAAGATTTTCCTAATGCAATAAAGTTTGGTATTGTCTCAGGTTTAACAAAGAGAAAAAATATGGATTTAATGTTAGAAGTATTTAGAGAATTAAATACAAAATATACAGAATTAGCAAAAAAAGTACACTTTTTTGTAATTTCTCATAAACAATTTAAAGGATATGAAGTCCCACAAAATGTGCATTTTGTTAGCGAATTCGGTTATAATCCGAGAGAATATATTTTTGCTTTTTATTCAATTATGGATTATATAATTGTACCGTCAGGGGCAGAAGGTTTTGGTTTGCCAGTTTTGGAAAGTATGGCGATGGGTACACCAGTTATCCATCAATTAATATCTCCATTTGATGAGTTTACAAGTTGGCAATGGAATTTGCTAATTAAAAATGATAAAGTTGAGGAGTATTATGATAAAGACCACGGTCAAAAATGGCAAATTTATAAATTTAATACAGAAAATATGATAAATGCAATTTTTATTGCAACTGAATTAAAAGACAGAGAAGAAAGAAGTAAAAACTTAAAAGAATTAGCTAAAAATTATGATATTGAAAGGTTATATATAAGGTTTATGGAATAATATTTATTTCTTTTCATATATTTTCCTTTTTATTTCTTCAATTTGTGTTTTTAATTCATTTTGGCTTATTTTTAGTTCTTCAATTTGTATTTTCAAATTTTGTAGTTCTGAATCTACAATTTCTTTTACAGCGTCTTTTAACGCATTTTTAATTTTTATATAAAGTTGGACAATTGCAAGTAAAGTAGTTATTGTTGCTGAGATAATTGCAAATATTAAAGTTATTTCATCCATCTTCTTCACCGGTTGTTGGGTTTATGTCCATGCCCGGCAAATTATTCATTGTATTTGTTTGTATTGCAATAGGTTGCGGGTAAACTACCCTAAAATCACTTATTCGAATTTGGTTAGTTTTTGGGTCTTTTACTATGAGAAATTGAAAATAAAAAGTAAAACCCGGGATATATAAATCTACTATTAATGGAAAATTTATAGTTTTTACAAGAATAATTGAATTTGGAAGATAGCGAGATAAACCGTAAATTTGGCCTTGTAATTCCAATTCTCTGATTTTGTCAATTGCTAACCTAACAATTCCAAACAAGTTTGCAAAAGGGTCTATTTCTTTCACAATTAATATTTTGCAAAAAGGAGATAAAAAATGCTCAGTACCACCACGCTATATATATTATATTAGGAATATGACTCGCTTTTTGTACGGTTTTTTGTTATAAAAATATTGTAATTCCACAAAAATGCTGAGTTATATATATTATATTAGGAATATGGTATGGAAATTTTGTGTTACCTACTTGCAATATTTTGGAAGTTTTTATAATAAAATATCGGTTTATATTGTTTTACTTTAGTAGATTTTTGTGCTTGTTTTAACACATTTTCAACTTGGGCTTGGCCTTGCAATTGTTCTCCAAATTGTTGCGCAAATTGTAAATCTTCTTGCGAAACCCCATAAAAAGACCATTTTGTTTGCCAATAATTCAAAAAATCTTGATAAGATAATGTCCTTTTTCCGGAATTATAACTATAATTTTGTTGATATGGATATCTTGCAATTTCAATTATTGCACTTGCCACCATTTTAGCGTACCAAATATTGGCATATTTCTTATTAACAATTTGTTGAATGTTGAGAAATTGTTGATAAGTAACAGCATAATTCTCAATTTCTGAATTATAAGCTATATTTGTCCCACCTGGTGAAGGGTCATACAAATGCAATTTAAACAAACTGCCAAATATTGAAATTACAGTTTTATCAGCGGTTAAAATAGCAACTAAATCTAGTTGCGAGACATTATTAGGATTAAATTCGGGAATTAAAACCGCAAAATCTAAAGGTGTATAATCTAAAATCATCCCAAAAACATTCGCAAAATTTTGCAAAATCATACCATTTTGTAATTGTACTTTATAACTTGGCATTTCTTCAATATTTGGGACTAAAACACACCTATCTAGCCACCCAACATCAAGCGCAAGTCCACTATTAATTATTTCGTTTAAATTTGGAACAAACGAAATAACAAACTTAGCTAAATCGGGCAATTGGTTATAGTTTATATTTAATGTATTTAATAAATCATTAACTCCGGTATTCTGTATATTTTGTAAACTAAAACTATCGGAACTTGTAATACTAGTATTACCAATACCTAAACTAGGTAAATCAATACTAATGTTTGAAACTGGTAATTGAGAAAAATATTTTTCAATTTTTTTACAAGAAGCGTTTTGGTATTCAATTGCTAAAGCCGGTTGATAAACGCTTAAACCAAAATAAGTTTCATCAAAAACCGCCGGTTGATACAAAGTTGAACATAGTTTTACATAATTATCATATAAAGCGGTACTTTGTTGTACAAATTGTAAACCGCTTGCAGTACCAAACAAAGGAGTAAAACCTAGTTGTAAATTTGTAAAACTTGTTATATCAGAATTAAATGTTGAAATTGCTAAATTATTTAATGAAGAAAGCAAAGTTGTAATAATTGAAGCGTAAGCAATACCATAATTTGTATTTATACCTTCCGGTATTTCAATACTTTCCAATGCTGAAGGTAAAACTGAAGAAACACCGGCATCAAACATTGATGAAAATGCCGGAAATGTATTTCTATTTAAAACTTTTTGATATAATTTTTGTTTCATCGATGCAATATTTCTTTTACTTAATACAGTAACCATAATTACAAATGTGCAGTTAGAAAACAAAAATTCACAATACGCATAATGTATATATATGTCATACACTGTAATAATTGTTGGTAAATATGGAGTTTGTAATTGAAGAAGCGAAAGAAAAAGAATTAATAAAATTTGCAAGGTTGTTAATTGAATTTTATCATTCGCAATCAATACCTCAAGGCAGTGGAGCTGGAAAATATTCCCGTTATTTTTTATATATTGCAAATGAAGAAAACCAAAAATTTATAGTTGCAGTTGCATGGCTTCACGATAATACGCCTTTTCGTTTTATTGCACAAAATTATAATATTCCATTTGATAGAACGTATTTTATTAGAAGAATTACAAAAACGGCACCTGGAGATTACTTAGTTAAATTTTTAATTGATTTAAGTGAAAAACTTAAAAATGACGGGATTGAAGTGTTGTGGACTTTAGGTATGTTAGTCCATTCAAACGCTTTATATAAAAAAGCCGGTTTTCAACAAATTGGAGAAACAAATAGGACAAAACACCCAATATTTATTAAATGGTTAAATAAGGGGTAAACCATGAATTTCCGGCAATCCGGCAAATATTATGAATATAAAACTTTGGAAATATTAGAAAAAGGCGGTTATAAAGTTTTAAGAATACCAGCTTCCGGCACAGGTAAACAAGCATTGCCGGATATTATAGCAACACATAATAACGTAATTTTCGCAATTGAAGTTAAATCTACTTCAAAAAATTATGTTGAAATAGACAAACAACAAATTGAAAAACTGTTTAAATTTTGCGAAATGTTTAATTTTTGTGAATGCAAGACTTTAGTTGTTGTTCATTATAAAAAATATAAAAGTGTCATATTTTATAATTTAAAGCAAGATGTCCGAGGTAAAGAGAAAATCAAGTTTAAGTACGGAAATAACAGCTAAACTTTATTTAGCTCTCGATGATTTAACAATGGCGTTAGCCACGTGTAATGATGAAAATGTAAGAAAAAGCGAAGTTTTTCAAAAAGCGTTAGAAGTTGTAAAAATTGTTAAAGAAATGAGAAAATTGCAAGTAAAGGGGGAAAGCGAGAAACCAAATGAGTAAGCTTTAAATTAAAAGGTAAAAATTTTTTGAATTTTACCAGTATCATTTATATTTTTGTTTTGCAGTAATATAAATAATATGAGTACAATATTTGACTTAGGAGCTATTGGTACGTTTTTTTCTGATGAAATATCAGCACTAGAAAACTTTGCAAATTGGGTAAGTTCAACTTTTATAAATTTTATGAATGCAATAACGACAGATATACAAAATACACTTAGTTTTATAGGCCAAGCAATTGGCGATATACCAACTTTTATGCAAAATATTGCAACTGATTTTCTTACAATTCTACAAAATTTTGTACAAACTGCGATACCAATTATACAAGGTTTTTTAAGTTGGCTTGAACAACAAATTGTAAACGCTTTTCAAGTTTTATCATCAATAGCTTCACAATTTATAAATGATGCTTATGGTTTTTTTCAAAACATTGCAAATGTGTTTGCTCAAATAATTTCTACAATTGTGCAAGACTTTTTATCCGGCTTTGGTTCAAATATGTCTCGCATAGCGCCGGCAATTTCACAAATTGTACAATTTTTAACTCCTTTTATAGCTCCAATAACAATTGGTAAATTTTTACCTGCAATTTCAGAAAAATTAGCTGAAATTTTACCTGAAATTGAAATTTCTTTGGCACCAATTGGTTTAGGTGGTAGAATCCCAATAAAATTTGGAGAAATTATAAAAGCTTTTGCAGAATCTGGAGTTGATTTTTTAAATGAAGTTAGACAAGAAATACAAGTTACTCTTAAAGAATTTTTAAAAGAACCTTTTATTGCAGATTTTAAAATAACTGCAAGAGAAATATTTAATAACATAGGTTTGGGAGATTTACCATTTGCAGATCCACCATTTAGATTAATTGCCAATTGGGTAGCAGTTAGGTCATTTGAAGAAATTCAAGACCATTTAAGTGAAACAATTTTATTAACTGGTTTCCCCGCTTGGTTTACTAATGCTTATTTAACACCTCCGGCTGATGATTTTGTACCTTTAAACCCTATATTTAAACCCGTCTCAATTCGTGATGTCATTTTAGGTGCACAATATGGATTTTTGAATTTTGACGCTGTTTCACAATATTCATATAATAATTTAATAACTCCAAAAACTGCACAATTAATGTATAAAAATGAGACAGCACGTTTATTACAAAAAGCTGTTGAAGAAGGCATTAGACAATTTGTAGTAACACCTTCTCAAGCATATGAAGAAATTATTAAAAATATTAATTTAGCCGGTAAAGACCTATTTTTAAAAGTTTTTGACCTTGAATACCAATATGCAACACAAAGACTTATAAGACAATTTTTAAGATCACTTTTAAGTAGGGCATTGACCAATTTTGGAAGACCTTACATCGATTTAAAGTTTTTACAAACAACAATACAAACTTTATTCAAAAGTTTAGGTTACCCAACACAGGTAGAACAAGTTTTCAATATCATGATTGAAGAATCGCAAATTGTTTATACTAACCAATTGTTATTAACGCAATTACAACAAATTGTGAGATTGGGAATATTTAATGAAAAAGAAATAAAATCAGAATTAAAAGCTAATAATTTTAATGAAAATGTAGCATTGGCAATTTTACAAGGTGAACTTAAATACATACAATTACAACATTTACTAAAAGAATTTCAGTTTAAATTACAAAATTATATTATAAGTAGTAGAGACGCAGAAAAAGGATTAAAAAGCTTAGGTTTCGACAATTCAATAATTTCAGAAGTAATTTTTGAATACCAAACTGCACCACTTATAAAATATCAAATTTCGCAAATTGAAAGTTTAGCTAGAAAAGGGTATTTATCAATTGACGAAATTAAAAAAGAGCTAAATGCAATAGGTGTTATAAAAGAGTTTGAAGATGTGTTTTTAAATTACCTAAACCAAGAAATTGCTATATCTTCAACTTTAAACGTATTGAAACAACAATTAAGAAGCTTTTTGATTGACCCCAAATTTGTGGAAACAGAATTAAGAAAACTAAAAGTAAATGATTATTTGGTAAATGAAATAATACAAGAAGAATATAATATAAACATTGCAAAACTTCAACTTTCGTTAATTGAAAGTATTGCAAAAACACTTTATTTTGACCAACAACAATTAAATACAGAACTAGGAAAAATTGTAAAAGATAAAACTGTAATTGACATTTATACACAAAAGTTTTACTTTGAATATATATATCCAAAAATTATAAGTTATTACACGCAATTAGCAAGACATGGTATAACAGCAAATATTTCAAAATTACCGAAAGATATTGTAGAATATGAAATTAAACCGGCAATTCAAGTTTTTCAATTAACAACAGAAATTGAATACATAAAAACATTATTAAAAGATTTACAAATAACTCCAACAAATGCAGTAAGTAGACTTGAAAGCCTAGGAATGCAAAAAGACTTAGCGAATTTAATTGTCCAAACTTACATTCCAACAATTTATAGTTTACATACTATAATTGGAAATATAGTAAATGGACAACTTTTCAAAGTCGGAAAAGTTCCCGTGAATCTAGGAAATGCTGAATCACAATTAAGACAACTAGGAATTCCAGATAACCAAATAAAAATATTGTTAGAACAATATGCCTCAAGTTTTGGTTTAGAAATTTGGAGAAAATACTTGCCTTCACTTTCTCAAATTGAAACTGCAATAAAGTATAATTATCCAGAAAAACAATTAATTGACTATTCATTTATACCTTCTGAATTTCTAAATCTTTATAGTAATTTATATCAACATGAACTAGTAGGGCAATATGTACAATCCTTAAAGACTGACTATGTTCAATTATTAGTTTATGGAGTTCAAAATATTCAACTTGAAAGTTTGATGAAACAATACGGAATAAATGAAACATTATTAGGAGTTTTCAAATTATCAGCACAAATTAGAAAATTATTAATGGCTTACCAAGAACTTTACATTACACCTTCAAAAGCTTTAACAATAAGCGAATATTTATCAAACCCAACACAATTATTACAAAAGGTATTTTCGG